TGCAGTGTAAACTAATGTTTTACAGTTCGCAAGCTTATGTACAATAATTATTTACATCATAAACTGTAAACCAATAGTTTGCGGCTATGCTATGGATCAGCGCGAAATAGTCACGGTCTAAGCTATCGGAAAGGCGCACGAATAAACGATCTAAGTCATATAGTCATGTTTTGGAGAAAAAGTAAAAATTTTAATCTTACACTGTATGGATATACAGTAGTTTATAGGATAGGAGAGCACACGCGGTTTGGCCAGCGATTTCTCCGGCATGACTATATCGCTTAGATGACTATATCTTGTCAAATTGGCAAGTATTATTTTAAGCATAAACTCACTAAGTCTTAGCATTTATGCTCACTAAGTCTTAGTATTGTGCTCACTAAGTCTTAGTCTTTATGCTCGGTTTGGCCGTCGACTTTGCGGCCGTGACTATATCGCTTAGATCGCTGTACTCACTAAGTCTTAGTGCATTGTGCAGCGCAGCATTGTGCAGTGCAACATTGTGCAGTGCAGCATTACTCACTAAGTCTTAGTGGCATTGTGCAGTGCAGCAACACTAAGCAAACCTTAGCCCAGGAGCTGCAAGCAAAAAGCTAAAAATATTTGAGAGGGGGGGGTAGGGCCTTGGCCGACAGGTCCTAGTCTACGCAGGGTCTGCTAACAATTTTTTTTTAATATACAATCAGCAAATGTTCGAATCCTTCCCGCTCTCCATCCGGCAAATCAAAGCCACAGAGTCGCGCTTAAAGGCGATCTACGACGCCGCTAAGTTAGGACTCTCGGGCGACTCGTTGGCGCTTGCCGCTGGCATGTTACCGGCCGAGTATCGGATACTGTGTCAGGTTGACCCTGTGGCCGAGCACGCCGCGGTTAAGGGCAAAGCAGACGGCGAGCGCGAGATGTCGATGGTGCTGCACGACGCCGCACGTAATGGTGACGCTAAGGCCGCACTTGAAATCTTGAAGCACAAGCACGATTGGGTCGCCAAGCAACAGATCAATGTAGATGTTGAACAGCGCATCAGCGTCATTGCCGCGCTTGAACAGGGCGAGAAGCGTGTGATAGACATTACGCACTTACAGGACGACACACTTGCAGACAACAATATACTCAGCGCAGGACGAACAAGAGTTAATGGCGAGGCTGTGGTCGCCCGCGATCAGAGATAACCCGCTAGCGTTTGTTGCGTTAGTATTCCCGTGGGGCGTGAAGGGCACGCCCTTGGAAAACTTCTCGGGGCCACGCAAATGGCAACGGGTGGTGCTCCAGCAGATCGGGGACCACATCGCGCAGAACAAGGGTAAGGTTGACTTTGACACGCTACGCCAATCGGTGAGCTCGGGGCGCGGTATTGGCAAGTCGGCACTTGTTAGTTGGATCACGATCTGGATGCTGTCCACCAGGATCGGCTCGACCACCATCATATCGGCCAACTCTGAGAGTCAGCTTAGGTCAGTCACATGGGCTGAGATTACTAAATGGTTGGCGATGGCGATTAACAGCCATTGGTTTGAGGTGTCAGCCACCCGTCTCATGCCCGCCAAATGGCTAACAGAACTGGTCGAGCGCGACTTAAAGAAAGGCACGCGCTACTGGTCGGTGGAAGGTCGCTTGTGGTCAAGCGAGAATCCGGATGCGTACGCCGGTGTGCACAACTACGACGGTGTGATGGTGATCTTTGACGAAGCCTCGGGTATTGACGACGCCATCTGGGCGGTGACCTCTGGGTTCTTTACAGAGAACACACCGAACCGCTTCTGGTTGGCGTTTTCTAACCCGCGGCGTAACTCGGGCTACTTCTATGAGTGCTTTCACGCCAAGCGTGAGTTTTGGCGCACGCAGGTAGTCGACGCCCGCACGGTTGAGGGCACAGACAAGGCGGTCTATCAGCAGATTATTGATGAATATGGGCCAGACTCAAGTCAGGCGCACGTAGAAGTCTATGGTGAGTTCCCGAACGCAAGCGATGATCAGTTCATCTCGGCGCAGACGGTAGATGACGCCATGAAGCGCCCCCGCTATAAGGATCAGTCAGCACCCATTGTGTTGGGCGTGGACCCCGCACGGTTCGGGGCGGACGCAACGGTCATCGCAGTCAGGCAAGGGCGGGACATTATTGACATCAAGCGCTATCGGGGCGATGACACGATGACGGTGGTCGGTCACATTATCGAGGCGATTGAAGAATACTCACCCGCAATGGTTGTGATTGACGAGGGCGGCGTGGGTGGAGGGGTTGTGGATCGCTTGAAAGAGCAGCGCTACAAGATTCGGGGTGTGAACTTTGGTAACAAATCTAAGAATCCGCTCATGTACGGCAACAAACGGGCGGAGATGTGGGGCTCAATGCGTGAATGGTTGAAGTCCGCCTCTATTCCCAGTGACCGAATGCTCAAAAGTGACCTCATTTCGCCCATGATGAAGCCTGACTCTAAGGGCACGATCTTTTTAGAGAGCAAAAAGGACATGCGCTCTAGAGGCTTGGCCTCACCGGATGCGGCAGACGCGATATGCGTGACTTTTGCCTTCCCAATGGCGCATCGTGAAACTGTTGACAAGACCCCACGCAGGGGGTATTCTGCAAGCGGAGTACTAACTTCATGGATGTCGTCGTAATGCCGCTAAAGAAGTCACCTACAAAAGAAGCTTTCCGCGCTAATGTCAAAGCGGAAGTTAAAGCCGGCAAGCCTATCAAGCAAGCCGTGGCCATCGCCTACTCTGTTAAACAAAATGCTAAAGCCACTAAACGATAACATCGTAGTTTTGCCCGACCCGTTCATCCAGAGCGGGTTATTGATTTTGCCTGAAGAAGATATGCGTACCGGCACGGTTGTGGCAGTGGGCCCAGGCAAGAAAGGCTCAAGTCGACCGCTTATGGTGTCGGTGGGCGACCACGTCATGTATAGTGGCACGATTGATCAGACTTACGAAGACTGCGTAGTTATGAAAGACAAAGATGTCATAGGGCTAGTATGAAAAACGACGATCTTCTCTCGACCGCCCGCAGCCGCCTAAAGATGGCTATTGCGGCATTTAGTGAGTCTAGAGAAGACGAGCTAGACGACCTACGATTCTTTGCCGCAAGTCCAGATAACCAATATCAGTGGCCAGCCGATGTGTTGGCGACCCGCGGCGCGGTCCAAGGGCAGACAATTAACGCACGTCCTTGCTTGACGATCAACAAGCTGCCACAGCACGTACGTGAAATCACCAACGATCAGCGCCAAAACCGCCCAAGCGGTAAAGTTATCCCTGTGGATGACAAGGCCGACGTTGAAGTAGCGGAAATTTTCAACGGTATGGTGCGCCATATCGAATACCTGTCAGACGCTGATGTTGCGTACGACACCGCGTGTGAAAACCAAGTCGCTTATGGCGAAGGCTACATCCGACTGCTGACGGAGTACTGCGATGATGACACGTTTAACCAAGATATTAAGATCGGTCGGGTCCGCAATTCGTTTTCTGTTTATATGGACCCCACCATCCAAGACCCCTGCGGTGCGGACGCGAACTGGTGCTTCATCTGCGAAGACATCACCAAAGAAGAGTACGAGCGTCAGTTCCCCGACGCGCTCCCGCACTCCTCGCTCCAGCAGCAAGGTGTCGGCGACCAGTCGCTCTCCGCGTGGATCAACGAAGACACCGTCCGTATCGCGGAGTACTTCTACATTAAGCACGAAAAAGCCACGCTAAACCTGTACTACGGCAACATCACAGCGTTTGCGGGCTCGGCAGAAGATGCCGAGATGGCCATGCGCGGTATGAAGCCGATCCGCTCGCGCGCGGTGGACATTAAGAAGGTTAAATGGTGCAAAATCAACGGTTTTGAGGTCCTTCAAGAGCAAGATTGGGCAGGCGATTGGATTCCCGTTGTGCGCGTCATTGGTAACGAATTTGAGATCGACGGGCGTCTATACCTGTCGGGCATCGTGCGTAACGCTAAAGATGCACAGCGGATGTACAACTATTGGGTTAGCCAAGAAGCCGAGATGCTTGCTTTGGCGCCCAAAGCACCGTTTATCGGGTACGGTGGTCAGTTTGAAGGCTACGAGAACCAATGGAAGACCGCTAACACGACCAATTGGCCGTACTTAGAGGTCAATCCAGACGTCACAGACGGCCAAGGCGGCCCGCTCCCACTGCCGCAACGTGCGCTACCTCCGATGGCTCAAACAGGGCTTATACAGGCCAAAATGGGCGCCTCTGAGGATATTAAAGCCACAACCGGTCAGTATGACTCAAGCTTAGGTCAAGTGTCTAACGAGCGTTCGGGTAAAGCCATCTTGGCTCGCGAGCGTCAAACAGACCGTGGCACGTATCACTATGTTGATAACTACGCCCGCGCTGTGCGCTACATTACGCGTCAGATTGTGGACCTGATCCCCAAGATTTACGACACCGAGCGCATCGCGCGCATCATTGGCGAGGATGGCGAAGTAAGCACCGTCAAGATTAACCCAATGCAGCAAGAGCCGGTTAAGAAAATTGTTGACCAAACCGGTATTGTGATAGAGAAAATCTATAACCCAGGCGTTGGTAAGTACGACGTCATGGTAACAACTGGTCCGAGCTACATGACCAAGCGTCAGGAAGCTTTGGAAGCTATGGCTCAACTGTTGCAAGGCAACCCACAGCTTTGGGCGGTCGCCGGTGACTTGTTTATCAAGAACATGGATTGGCCTGGTGCTCAAGAAATGGCCAAGCGGTTTGCCAAGACCATTGATCCTAAGCTTATGGAAGACGGCGACAAAGACCCAGCGTTGCAGGCTGCCGAACAGCAGATGCAGGGCATGGCTCAGGAAATGGAGCAGATGCACACTATGCTTCAGAACGTGTCTAAGTCGATTGAAGTGCAGGACTTGGAGCGTAAAGACTACGAGGCGCAAATTAAAGCGTTTGATGCTGAAACCAAGCGTATCTCGGCAGTTCAAGCTGGCATGACCTTCGAGCAGATTCAAGACATCGTGCGAGGCACTATTGCCGCAGCACTAGATACTGGTGATCTGATTGGCGGTGCGCCTGAGCGTGAATCGTTTGAAATGCCGATGGAGCAGCCTCCGCCAGAACAACCCATGATGCCACCTGAAGGGATGCCACCACAATGAAATGCGCTGAATTCGTAGGTATGATGTTTCTAGCACGCGATGTTACACATTCGGTTCACTTGAACACGCGTTCGTATGCCAAGCATAAAGCGTTGCAAAAGTTCTATGAGAACATCATTGATCTAGCTGATGGTTTTGCTGAAGCTTATCAAGGCAGACATGGTTTAATTGGTCCAATCGGACTACAATCTGCTAAGAAGACAACCAATGTCGTTGAGTTTCTTGAGAATCAACTTGAAGAGATTGAGAAATGTCGGTATGAGGTCTGTGAAAAGACTGACACACCGCTTCAAAATTTGATTGACGGCATTGTTGAACTGTACCTTTCCACATTATATAAGCTTCGCTTTCTTTCTTAAGGCGCATCATGGCAAATTACACATACATCACCGCAACTAGACAAGTTAAAGTCGGTGCGGGCAAGTTAAAAGGCATTTTTGTAAGCGCTGCTTCATCTACGCCTACCATCACAATTTATGACGTGCAAACAGGCACTGCTACCACAATGGTAGGTGTGTTTACTCCCGCCGCGGCAACTTTTTATTCATTTGGTCCGGCGGATGGAATGTTTTTTAATAACGGTCTAAATATTGCTATTAGCGGCACTGTAACTGCAACTGTTATTTACGAATAGGATTCGCCATGAGCCGCTTGATATTCAATGCCGTATTAGGCGGCACGACTACTTTAGAATCCACCAACTCTGTTGACACATTTCTGATTACTGTACCGGCAGCAAACGGTACGATGTCTGTTAAAGATTCATCAGGCGATGCGACTTTTCGTAACATCACACTAACTGGTGCAGTGCTTGCAGGAGCCTGGAACGGCTCGACCATCACGGTACCCTACGGTGGCACGGGTGCTGTAACTTTGACGGGTTACGTCAAGGGTACAGGCACATCGGCTATGACCGCTTCGGCAACTATTCCCAATACCGACATTACCGGTTTGGGCACCATGTCGACCCAAAACGCTAGTGCTGTAGCTATTACCGGTGGCACAATCTCCGGTCTTGGCACACCACTGCCTGTTGCATCGGGTGGTTCTGGTGCGGCAACGCTTACCGGTTACGTTAAGGGCAATGGCACGTCTGCTTACACTGCATCGGCCACCATCCCCAACACCGATATTACCGGCTTGGGTACGATGTCTACGCAAGGTGCAGATGCTGTGGCCATTACGGGTGGCACAGCTAACGGGCTAACCATTGGCGCGTCCAGTCCTGCCGCGGGCGTGTTTACAACTCTGCGGTTTAACTCGACACTGTCCGCTAACGGCGCGACAGGCACGGCTGGTCAAGTGTTGACCTCTAACGGTGCGTCGGCTCCAACTTGGCAGTCTGTAGCCGGTGTGGGTACAGTCACCTCGGTTGATGGCTCAGGTGGCACAACGGGTCTGACTTTGACCGGCGGTCCAATCACAGCGTCTGGTACGCTGACCCTTGGCGGCACACTTGGTGTGGCTAACGGTGGTACTGGTGCGGTTACATTGACAGGCCTTGTGTACGGTAACGGCACATCTGCTATGACCGCAGCCAGTGCTTCGGAAGTTGTTGCTGTAATTGGCACAACGGCAGTCGCTAAAGCAACAAGCATTGCGGGCGGTGCGACAGGATCGTTACCTTACCAAAGCGCTGCCGATACAACAGCGTTCTTGGCCGCGGGCTCTAACGGTCAAGTATTGACTTTAGCCGCGGGTATACCGTCTTGGGCAACACCAACTACAGGTACAGTCACTTCTGTTGGTGGCACAGGTACTGTTAACGGTTTGACGCTAACGGGTACGGTTACATCAAGCGGCAACTTAACGCTTGGTGGCACACTTGATCTGTCAGCCCCTCCTGCTATTGGTGGCACAACGGCCGCTGCGATAACCGGCACAACAATTACGGCAACTACAAAATTTGTAGGCCCGTATTTTGATGCGGCTAACTCAGCCGGCGGTGCGTTACGAAACTCAAGCGGCGTAGCACAACTTCAATGGGGCAGTGGTGGCGGCAGCAACGTGTCTGTTGATGTGGCGATAAACATCAACCCAGCTAACGCTGCGGTGTCTATTGCGCCAACAGGCACGGGCACAGTCACACTTAACCCAGCTACGGCGAGCACAATTAACAATATGTCGCTTGGTGTGACAACACCTGCTGAGGTTAAGGTAACAGTCGGTTGGGCTGCAAACACAACATTGACTGATGCTGCGACAATTGCTTGGGATACAACCAACCAAGTTGCTACTTTTACTTTTGTATCTACCAACCGCACAATGGGTGCACCGACTAACCTAAAGAACGGTGCGTTCTATGCGTTAGCTGTCATTCAGAACGCCGGTAGCAACACGCTGACCTGGAACTCGGTGTTTAAGTGGGCGGCTGGCACTGCGCCTACATTGTCAACAGCCGCTGCGGCAAAAGACTATTTTACTTTCCGCTCTGACGGCACAAACCTTTATCAACAAGGTATTTCACAGGCGGTGGCTTAATGTTTCCGATATTTGCAGGTAACTCTGCATCCACAGGCTACAACCTCACACGCTCGCTGCGGTTTAGGTCTAGTGCGTCTGCGTATTTGAGCCGGACTCCTGCTAGTGCAAGCAATCAGCAAAAATGGACATGGAGCGGTTGGGTTAAACGTGGTCAGCTTGGTGTTTTAAAGCAATTATTTTCTGCTGGTTCTGGTACAACCACATTCCAAATGTATTTTAATGGTTCTGGCGGCGGGGCATCGTCTACTGATGGCATTGAGCTGTACGCCAATAATTCAGGAACACAGGTTTTATATTACACATCAACAGCGGTAAGGCGTGATCCTGCATCGTGGTATCACATTGTATTGGCGGTAGATACAACACAAGCCACCGCTGGCAATCGTGTTTTGTTGTATGTAAACGGTGCTTCTGTTACTGATATAACTGGCGTTACTGTTCCGGCTCAAAACACAAACCTTGCTGTAAACAGTACCGCCGCTCACTATATTGGTCAATTTAACTCATCAAACTATTTTGACGGTTACTTAACCGAAGTCAACTTCATCGACGGTCAAGCCCTAACCCCATCATCCTTCGGCTCAACCAACGCTCTCACAGGCGTATGGCAACCCGCAGCATACACAGGCAGCTACGGTACAAACGGTTTTTATTTGCCGTTTAATTTAAGTACCACCGCAACTTATAGCGCAACTGTTAATGGTACAAGCCAATACTTGACCGCTCCTAGTAATAGTGCTTTTAATTTTACTGGAGATTTTTGTGTTGAAGCTTTTGCCTTAACCAATGTAGACCCTAGTACAGCTCCCGGATATTATCCACGGCTTGTATCACTTGGGGACTACAACAGCGCAGGTAATTTTGGAATTGAATTAAATGACTCCGCTGGGTCAGGCGCAAGAGGGTTATATCCTTGTGTTAGGCTTGATACGTCAGTAACAGTAATACCCGCAGGACAAATAAGCAGCGTTGCATTAAAGCTTAATCAATGGAACCACATTGCTGTTTGTCGTTCAGGTTCAGGCACAAACAACTGCGCGTTGTTTATTAACGGCGTAAGAACGGCTAATTTTACAAACACAAGTTCAACTAGTTATTCCGGCACTTTTCAAATTGGCGCTTTATTAGGCGGGAATTTTTGGTCTGGGCAAATATCTAATGTGCGTGTGGTTAAAGGGTCAAGTGTTTACACCCCATCTTTAAGCACAATTACCGTGCCATCATCCCCGTTAACGGCAATTACAAACACGCAATTGTTGACCTTGCAAAATGCAACTATAATTGACAATAGTACAAACGCATTTACGATTACAAATTTCAACAGCGTAACAACATCTATTCAATACCCTTTTAATACCGGATCATCTGTAGCAAATGACCAAAGCGGAAACGGTAACAACTGGTCTACAAACAACATCTCGTTAAACGCTGGTGTGACATACGACTCCATGACCGATGTGCCTACGCTGACAAGTGCTACGGCGGCTAACTTTTGTGTGTTAAATCCTCTTTCAAATTCAACAAATACGTTGTCAAACGCAAATATTAGTATTGCTTCTGCGGTGGGAAACGCCAATACAAGATGCAATTCAACAATTGCAGTTTCAAGCGGCAAATGGTATTACGAAATAACGCTTACCGGAGTAGGTACAAATAGTGCCGCTGGCATTGGGCAAAATCAAATTACAAACGCTTACCCAGCAAATGATGCTTTATCGTATGCTTATGAGTTAGACAACGCCAGAATTGGTAACAATAATTCGTTTTCAGCTTATGGATCTGCGCTTGTATTAAACGATATTTTTATGTGCGCTTTTGACTTAGATAACAATAAAATTTTCTTTGGCAAAAACGGAACATGGTTTAATTCAAGCGACCCTGCGGCTGGCACAAGTCCAGCGTATACGCTTACTGCTGGTACATATTGCCCTATTGCTCGACCTTATAATGCAAACTTAGTTGGTGCTAGTTTTGCAAACAACTTCGGTCAACGCCCCTTCACCTACACCGCCCCCTCTGGCTTTGTAGCCCTGAACACATACAACTTGCCGGACAGCACTATCGTCAAGGGCAACACGGTGATGGATGCGACCTTGTATACGGGTAATGCAACAGGGCAAAGCGTTACAAACACCGCAGCTTTTAAACCTGACCTTGTTTGGTTAAAACAAAGAAGCGCAGGAGTTACATTTAATTTACTCTACGATTCAATTCGTGGAGCTACAAAATACCTTTCTAGTAACTCAACAGTAGCTGAAGGAACTATTGCGTCATCACTTACCGCATTTAACAGTAACGGATTTACTGTTGGAACAGACCCAAGCGGGTTGGATAATGGATGGAACGGATTAGCCGCTACTTATGTCGGTTGGCAATGGCAAGCAGGACAAGGCACATCATCCTCCAACACCAACGGCACAATCACATCGACTGTGAGCGTTAATGCGTCTGCTGGGTTTAGTGTGGTGACTTACACAGGCACCGGTGCAAACGTTACAGTAGGGCATGGTTTGGGCGTTGCGCCTAGTTTTATAATTTTTAAACGCAGAGATTCAACAAGCAATTGGCCTTCCTATCACCAAAGTTTAGGTAATACTGGCGGGGTATATTTAAACGGAACAAACGCTTTTACAACTGGTGTTGCTTTTTGGAATAATACAAGCCCAACATCAACTGTGTTTACAATTGGCGGCGCAAACGAAGTTAACGTATCTACGGCCACAAACGTTGCATACTGTTGGACGCCCATAGCAGGCTTCTCAGCGTTTGGTGGGTATACCGGTAACGGTAGCACAAACGGCGCTTTTATTTACACAGGGTTTAGGCCGCGATTTGTGTTAGTTAAACAAACTGACGCGGTTGGTAATTGGATTATTTGGGATACCGCTCGGTCAACATATAACCAAATGCAAGACTATCTAGTGCCAAATAGTTCTGGCGCTGAATCAAATAACGTCCTTGTTTCAATTGATGCGTTATCTAACGGATTTAAATGCCGTACTTCTGATGACGACATTAACGGAAGCGGAAACACTTACATCTACATGGCATTTGCCGAAAACCCATTCAAGAACGCTTTAGCGAGGTAGTTATGTTTGCAATAATCTCCAACGGCGTAATAGCCCTTTTAGTACCCGCTGGCACAGCCTTCACATGGGATGACGTTCAATACCCCGCCAATTGGTGCAACCTATCCAGCCCGCAAGAAAAAGCGGCTATCGGCATGGTGGATGTGGTCTACGGTCAATATCCAAATGACCAATACTACTGGGTCAGCCAAGACGCACCTGTTTACACCGGCACGGTAGTTGAGATTAACTACACAGCAACGCCTAAAGACCTGTTTATGTTGCAAAACAACGCCGTGACAGCCATTCAGCAACAGGCGTATTCAATCCTGCTCCCAAGCGATTGGCGTGTAGTCAAAGGCTACGAAACCAAATCCGCCATTCCGGCCGATTGGGATACATGGCGCCAGACTATCCGCACACAGTGCGACACACAAATTCAAACTATTTCAGCTTGCACAACTGTTGCAGAACTAGCAGCGTTGCCGCCGGTTGATTGGGCGCATGACCCTAATTGGGTACCGCCTGGAGTATAATTTTTAACGTATCGGCCCGTTAGACCGAGGTTTCTTAGGAAACAAAAATGTCAGAAGAAGTAACCTTAGCGGTAGTACCCGCGCCAGAACAGGACGTTACGGCAACACCTGTACCTGAAGTTTCAGCGCCGGAAGTAGTCGAAGTTGATCAGCAAGAGGAAAAGAAATACTCCCAAGCTGAAATCGACGCGATGATTGGTAAACGACTTGCAAGAGAGCAACGTAAGTGGGAAAGAGAACAGACGCAACGTGCGGTGCAAACCCCACAGCAAAGTGCTCCACCCGTACCGGAAGGTTTTGCATCCACTGACGAGTACATCGACGCAGTAGCCGAGTACAAAGCAACGGAAAAACTTGCGGCACGGGAAGCACAAAAGCAACAGTCTGCAATCTTGGAGTCCTACCACGACAAGGAAGAAGAAGCACGGACGAAGTACGACGACTTTGAACAAGTCGCCTACAACCCCAACCTTCCAATCACTGACGTGATGGCTCAAACCATTCAAGCTTCTGATATTGGCCCCGACATGGCTTATCACCTAGGGGCAAATCCGAAAGAAGCTGAGCGGATTTCCAGACTTTCGCCATTCTTACAAGCCAAAGAAATTGGGAAGCTCGAAGCCAAATTGGCCGCTGATCCTCCTACCAAAAAGACCTCTTCGGCGCCAACGCCTATTAGTCCGGTCACTGCAAGAAGCACGGGGTCACCCTCGTACGATACAACCGACCCACGCTCCATCAAGTCGATGAGCACCTCGGATTGGATCGAAGCTGAAAGGCAGCGTCAGATTAAGAAGCAAGAAGCGCTACGTAACCGCTAATTCCTAAGATTGGGTATAATTATTACCTGAAATTAGGAGAAAAAATTGGAGAGTGACAATTTACACTTAACGGCTGAAGAACTGAAACGGAAACGCAACAGGGAAGCATCTGCTAGGTATAGAGAACGAAACCGTGAAAAATTCAATCAACGCATGCGAGATTGGCGTGAAGCAAATCGGGATAAAGACCGTGAGCATAAACGTGAATATCGCAATCGTAAGTTAACAAACGGAACGCCAGAAGAAGTTGCTGCAATACGCAAAGCTGAATCTGACAAAACCAAGCGTTTACAAGCGATTTGCAAAAACGAAGTATTTACAGCTTATGGTGGATACAAATGTAATTGCTGCGAAGAAACTGAACAAATGTTTTTAACGATAGATCATATTAACAATGACGGCGCAATTGAACGAAAATCAGGTTTATACAGCGGAAGCGGTACTGCTTTTTATCAATGGCTACGTAAGAACAAGTTTCCCTCTGGGTATCAAGTTCTATGTATGAATTGTCAAATAGGAAAACATAAAAACGGCGGCGTTTGTCCTCATCAAACTTACCTCTGATATAAAGGAAATAAAATGAGTAATTCGCTTCTCACCATTGACATGATCACCAGAAAAAGTTTGGAGATCTTGGAAAACAACCTGGTGCTCACACGTAACGTAAACCGCCAATATGACGACTCCTTCGCTGTTGAAGGCGCCAAAATTGGTTCAACCCTCCGTATCCGCCTGCCCGATCGCGCACTGGTGACTGACGGTGCCGCCCTGCAAGTTCAGGCCGACAACGAACAGTTCACAACGCTGACCGTGTCCAGCCAAAAGCATATCGGCGTAAACTTTACGTCTGCCGAACTCACAATGCAATTGGACGACTTCGCAGAGCGTGTGTTGAAGCCTCGCGTATCGCAGCTTGCCTCTTCGGTTGACGCCGACGTTGCAACTTCGTACAAAGGCATCGCTAACTCGGTAGGCACTCCAGGTACTACTCCTTCGACTTCTTTGGTTCTGCTCCAAGCTAACCAAAAGCTCAACGAGTTTGCTACGCCTATGAGCCCACGCTATGCGACTGTTAACCCAGCCGCAAACGCTGGTCTGGTCGAAGGCATGAAGGGTCTTTTCAACCCAACCGGTACTATCAGCCGCCAGTTTAAGAACGGCATGATGGGCGAGGGCATTTTGGGTCTGGACGAGATCAATATGTCGCAGTCAATCAGCAACCACACGAACGGCGATTGGGGCACAACCATCACTGTGACATCGACTGTCGCAACTGAAGGTCAATCCACTTTGCCAATCAGCTTTACTGGTTCGAGCAAGACATGGAACGTGGGCGACGTCTTCACTATCGCTAGTGTTTTCGCTGTTAACCCACAGACCCGTCAATCGACCGGTAGCCTCCAACAGTTCACAGTAACTGCTGCGGCAACTGGTTCTTCGACTGCAACTCTGAGCATCAGCCCAGCGCTGTACACAGCATCGAACGCATTGGCTACTGTCAATTCGTTCCCACAGGCATCTGCCGTTGTGACGATGTTGGGTTCGGCTGCAACAGCTTATCCACAGAACTTGGTCTACCACAAAGATGCCATTAGCTTTGCTACGGCTGACTTGTTGTTGCCACAGGGCGTTGACATGGCTAGCCGCCAAGTCCACAACGGTATTTCGTTGCGTATCGTACGTCAGTACGACATCAACAACGACCGTCTGCCTTGCCGTATTGATGTTCTGTATGGCTACGCTGCCATCCGTCCTATCACTGCGGTTCGTATGTGGGGCTAAACCAGTGGGGGTTTCGGCCCCCATTTGTAACTTTTTTTAAGGATATTTATCATGGCACTTTCTAATGGCACAGGCGGTTATCAAATCGGTGCGGGCGCAACTGACGAAGCAATTATGTTTGTTCAGGGCGCACCTCTTGCATTGACAGCCGCAGCAACCGCAACGTCTGCACAACTCCAAAATGGTCTGTTTACTTTTGTTGGGACTGCTGGCAACCTAACATTGCCAACAGTCGCTTTGTTGGAAGCAGATATGTTGAGTGCACAAAAAGTCAATTCTGCATTTGATTTCTTTATCATCAACACAGATGATACAGATTCGGTCACTTTGGCTGTCGGCACTGGTTGGACAATTGTTGGAGCGGCTGCGGTAACTACCGCAACGTCAGCCCATTTCCGCGCGCGCAAGACTGGCGACGGCACTTGGACTGCATACCGCATTAGCTAATGTAGTGCCCGCCCTTCGGGGCGGGTTTCATAAGGAAATATTATGCCAAATAATAAATCAATTGGTGTGGCGTATGAAGACCCACAACTAGATGCAGCAATTATTGGTAAATCAGGTGGTACCGCTGGCTTTTTTGGCGTTACTCCTATTGCCCAGCCTGCTGCTATTGTTGCGGTTACAAATACAGCTAGTGGTACTGAACTTGCAACGGCTATCAATGCGCTGCGTACAGCACTAAAAAACTTGGGTATCACAGCTTAATAAGGCGGGGGCCTCGGCCCCCAACTCAAAATGAACATATACCTAGAACATCCTTTGCACGGTCAAAAAGTTGCCACAATGGAACTTGAAGCCGAAGAAGATGAAAAAAACGGTTGGGTGCGTTATACTTTGGATACGCCCGAGGCGGAGCCGGTAAACGAGCTAAAACGTAAACGTAAAACCGCGGAGTAGCCATGAGTACAACAGCCGGCGATCAAATCAATGGGGCGTTACGCCTGATAGGCCAATTAGCTGAGGCTGAAGTGCCCTCAGCCGCTACGTCTGAGGATGCGCTGGCAACACTTAACCAGATGATTGACTCATGGAATACTGAGCGATTGTCGGTTTATGCTACGCAAGACCAAGTCTTTTCTTGGACGCCTGGGTTTATAACCCGCACCCTTGGTCCTACGGGAGATTTCATTGGAAACCGCCCGATTCTTATTGACGATTCAACTTATTTCCGCGATCCTGCTTCTGGCATTTCATTCGGCATTAAGCTGATTAACCAGCAACAATACAACGGTATCGCGGTCAAAACGGTCACGTCAACTTATCCACAAGTCATGTTTGTGAATATGACTTACCCCAACATCACAATGACCGTCTATCCAGTGCCAACTAAGGTACTGGAATGGCATTTTGTGTCGGTTCAAGAGCTTACATCGCCTGCGTTATTGAGCACGTCTTTGGCGTTCCCGCCAGGCTATCTTAGGGCTTTTAAATACAATTTGGCGTGTGAGCTCGCTCCCGAGTTTGGTGTTGAGCCCTCGCCTACGGTGCAGCGCGTTGCGATGACGTCTAAACGTAACTTGAAGCGCATCAACAATCCTGACGACATCATGTCCTTGCCATACTCGATTGTGGCCACACGTCAGCGCTTTAACATTTTTGCGGGTAACTACTAATGCAGTCACCTATCCTCGGATCAGCTTATACGGCTCGCAGCGTCAATGCTGCGGATAACCGTATGATCAATCTCTTTCCTGAGATTATTCCCGAGGGTGGGCATACCCCAGCGTTTCTTAACCGCGCGCCAGGTTTAAAGCTTGAAGTCGCAGTGGGCACGGGTCCTGTACGTGGGCTGTGGACGTTTGGCGGATACGCGTATGTGGCATCAGGGAATACCCTATATAAGTTAGACACGGAATACAACATTACAACAATTGGCACGCTGGCTAACGACGGCCCCGTGTCAATGGCCGATGATGGCACGCATTTGTTTGTGGCGTGTAACGGCCCAAGCTTTGTTTATAACGCTACAACACTAGCGTTTGGCCAGATCACAGACGTAGACTTCCCAGGCGCACTGACCGTGTCTTACCTTGGTGGCTACTTTGTCTTTATTGAGCCTGACAGCCAACGCGTGTGGGTAACAGAGTTACTTGACCCCACATCTATTGACCCGCTTGATTTTGCAAGTGCTGAGGGCAGCCCCGACGGCTTGGTGTCCTCCATTACCGACCATTCTGAAATTTGGCTGTTTGGCACAAACTCGGTCGAGGTTTGGTACAACGCGGGCGGTGCAGACTTTCCTTTACAGCGCATTCAAGGCGCTTTTAACGAGATTGGATGCGCGGCTACCTATTCGGTTGCCAAGCTTGATAACGGCCTGTTTTGGCTAGGTGCTGACGCACGTGGGCGGGGTATTGTCTATCGCGCTAACGGTTACACCGGAACTCGTATTAGCACCCACGCTGTTGAATGGCAGATTCAGCAATACGGCGACATCTCTGACGCTATTGCGTACACGTACCAGCAAGACGGCCATGCGTTTTATGTGCTGACCTTTCCTACCGCTGATCGCACTTGGGTGTACGACGTGGCCACGCAAGCGTGGCATGAGCGCGCAAGCTTTACCAATGGCGACTTTGGCCGTCATCGCAGCAATTGCCAAATGGCATTTAACAGCGAAATTATCGTAGGCGATTACCAAAACGGCAACTTGTATTCGTTTGATTTAGAAGTCTACGCAGACGGCTCCCGCGTACAGAAATGGCTGCGGTCGTGGCGTGCATTGCCTACCGGCACAAACAACCTAAACCGTACGGCACAGCACAGTCTGCAATTAGACGCTGAGTCAGGCGTGGGTGCGGTGGGCGTGACTGAAGTGCCTGGGCATATCTACCTGACCCCGTTGACTATCGGCGACTTGGGCATTGAAGACGAGATTGTTATCGTCAATTCAATTGATCTGTATGTCGAGCCACAAGTCATGTTGCGCTGGTCCGATGACGGTGGGCACACGTGGTCTAACGAACATTGGCAGTCAATGGGCACTAAAGGTGCGTACGGCACCCGTGTCTTTTGGCGACGCCTTGGCATGACGCTTAAATTGCGTGATCGTGTTTACGAAGTGTCAGGCACTGATCCGGTTAAGATTGCTATCATGGGTGCTGAATTACACATGAGTGCTACAAATGGCTAACGTCACCCAAATTCCAGCACCACGCGTGCCGATTGTGGACCCCACAACGGGGCTCATATCGCGCGAATGGTTCAGGTTTTTTAACGCCGTATACGAACAGCTTGGGGGCGGCGAAGGCGGCGCTTCTGGCACCTTTACAACCGTCGATTCTAAGACCGTGACCGTTGTCAACGGCATTATTACAGGGATAGTCTGATGTCAATTAACATTTCCTACTTAGCTGGCGCAGGCGCTCAATTCTTTGACAGCAACGGCGACCCCTTGGCCGGCGGTCTGCTGTACACGTACAACGCCGGCACTACAACGCCCGTATCGACTTACACGTCACGCTCAGGCGTGGCCTTTAACACCAACCCAATTGTGTTGAATTCGTCAGGACGCACACCGGCTGAGATTTGGCTAGAAGGTGGCGTGCTGTACAAGTTTGTGTTAAAAGATTCGACCTTTGTTCAGATCGGCAGTTACGACAACATTCCCGCGGTAAACGATCCAACTACAACCAACAACCTGATTACGGTTGCCGGAACCAACGCACTGACGGGTTTAGCTATTCCTCCTTTGGAGGGCTACGCGGCCGGAGCACAGTACAGCTTTATCGCGCAAAACACAAACACCGGCGCCGTCACACTAGACATTGACAGCTTGGGTGTTAAAGCTGTAACCAAGTTTGGCACAACGCCGTTGGTTGCGGGCGACATCATTGCAAGTGCTTTAGTTATTGTTGAGTACGATGGCACACGTTTTCAATTGCTAACCGCAGGCAAAACAACATTTAATTACATTCTTGAAACGACTACTGTGTCGGCCACAGCGTCTACTGGCACGATCAACTACGACGTGTTGACGCAGCCCGTTTTGTACTACACCACAAACGCGTCAGCTAACTGGACAATGAACTTCCGTGGTTCGGCAACTGCATCGCTTAACACCATAATGAGCGTTGGACAGACCGTATCGGTTACTTTCTTGTCCACGCAGGGTGCTACGGCGTACTACAACAGCGCGGTCACAATTGATGGCGCAGCCGTTACACCTAAATGGCAAGGCGGCACAGCCCCTACGATTGGCAACGCAAGTGGGATTGACACGTACACATACGCTATCATTAAAACCGCAAGCGCTACGTTTACCGTGCTTGCCTCACAGACTCAGTTCAAATAAATATGCCACGTCTAGCTACCATCGGTGCTGCATCTAGTGGGTCTTTTGGACTTTTGTCCGTACCCACGTACGACGTTGAATACCTAGCCATTGCAGGTGGGGGCGGCGGCGGCGTAGGCTCAGGGTCAGGCGGTGGTGGCGCGGGCGGTTATTTGACTAGCACGCTTAAAGTTATCGCCGGCAAAGCTTACACAATTACGATTGGTGGGGGCGGCGCGTCTTCTTCTACCGGAAGCAACACTACCGGCGCGGGAATAACTTCGTCTGGCGGCGGTGCTGGGAACGGCGGGGCAGGTGGATCGGGCGGAGGCGGCGGAGCTTACAGTAGCCCAGGTGGAGCTGCAACAGCCGGACAAGGCAACGCTGGCGGTGCGGGTACAGGCAACCCTGTTGACGATGAAAAACATGGCGGCGGTGGCGGCGGTGCGGGCACAGCGGGTTCGGCTGGTAGCGTAGGTGGCAACGGCCTAGCAAGCTCAATTAACGGCACAAGCGTCACCCGTGCGGGCGGCGGCGGTGGATCAAACAACGGTTCTTTTGGCGGCGCGGCGGCCGGTTCTGCCGGTGGCTCTGGTGGCGGCGGCAAAGGCGGCGACACTTACGGCGGCGGCTCGGGCGATGTAGGCACGTCGGGCACAATCAATACCGGCTCGGGTGGCGGCGCAGGCGGTGGTTACGCGTCATCCGGTCAAGCAGGCGGTGCAGGTGGTTCAGGTCTGTACATCATCCGTTACCTTGGGCCACAACGCGCAACGGGCGGCACGATTACATCATCGGGCGGCTATACGATCCATTCGTTCACAACTTCGGGAGTGTACGGAGCATGACCTACTTTGCAAAAATCTCTAACGGTATTGTCGAAGAGGTAATCCGCGCCGATCAAGATTTCATTGACACGGGCTTGGTGGGCGATCCTTTCAATTGGCTTGAAACGTCGTACAACACCCGTGGCAACGTCTTGTATCTGCCTAACTCAAATACGCCCAACCCCGATCAGTCAGCTAAGTTGCGCGGCAATTACGCCGGCGCGGGCTACACGTATGATTCGGTCAACGACGTGTTCTACGCCCCCGACCCAGGCCCAGGCTGGGTATTGGACACAAACACTTGGCTATGGGTTGAAGTGCCATGAATATAACCGTGTCGTATAGCGGCATGTTGGCCAAGCCCGTAGACATGCGCGGTCGGGTTGAGGCGCTTCAAAATGAACTTTTGAAAATGCCTCAAGCCGACATTGTTACAACCCACACGTTTAGCCCTGGCATTTATGAACGCGCAATTCGCATCCCTGCGTGGACCGTCTTAACCGGTGCCGAACATAAAACTGATTACAAAATTCGACTTGAGCAAGGCACAATTGCGGTTAACGTGGGCGATACAGTTAAAATAATGACCGCGCCATGTGAATTTGAAGCCAAAGCTGGCGCACAACGGGTCGGTCGGGTATTTGATAAAGAAGTTGTTTGGGTTGATGTTTATAACAATCCTGATGATTGTAAAGATATTAAAGTTTTGGAAGAACGGCTATACGTTGTGCCAGCTTGTGGATTAGGCGAAAATAGAGTAGCGCTATTAACACAAAATGCTCGTAATGACTATAATGTATTTGTTTCTCAGTTAGGTCTTACGCATGACCAAATTGAAAACATAGTAAATATTGAAAGTGATTTAATTGATATGCCTGAAGGCTATGCGGTAGAGCTTAGAACGTCTAAGATTCACGGCAAAGGATTGTTTGCTACTAAACATTTTGCAGCAGGTGACGTTATTTGTCCTGGTCGAATTAACGGGAAACGCACACCGGCAGGTAGATTTATTAACCATTCTTTCGATTCTAATGTCACCCCCGTGCTTGTTGGCGATGACATAAACGCAGTAGCTACGCGCGCTATCTATCCTAACGAAGAATTGTTGGTAGATTATAGAGCGTCAATGAGAGTTAATTTTGGTATCGCATTACAAGGGGAATTGCCATGTCAGGTTGGGTAGCCGGAGCAGTTGCTGTAGCGGGCGTCGCTGGCGCAGCCATTAGTGCAGACGCCGCAGGCAAGGCATCACGCACGCAAGCCAAGTCAGCTAGCGAAGCTGCGGATCTTCAGTATAAAGTTTCGCAAGATCAGATCGCAGCGCAAAAAGAAGCGCTTGATAAGCAACTAGCCGCGCAAGGTGGGTTTCTTGATAAGCAATTGGCTGCTAGTTATGAAACACTAGAAAAACAACTTGCGTTTCAGAAACAAATTTATGAACAGCAACGCACGGACTTGGCGCCTTACCGCGAAGCGGGTCAAGCTGGACAAAACAAACTTTTAGAATACCTTGGCATTGGCGGCAGTACCGCCGCGCCTGGGTATGGTCAGTACGCCACGGCTGAGTTTACGCCAGAAGCGTTTGCCGCAGGACAAGACCCAGGCTACGGTTTTCGTATGAAAGAAGGCTTAAAAGCAGTAGACGCACAAGCGGCTGCGCGTGGGGGTCTTATCTCCGGTGCGGCTCTTAAAGCGTCACAGCGCTTCGGTCAAGAGATGGCGTCGCAAGAGTACGGCAACGCGTTTAACCGTTACCAAACAATTCGCGGCAACACACTAAGCCCGTATCAAAACTTGCAAGGCGTGGGCTTAAACGCTGCTAACATGACCGGTGCTGCGGGCGCTAATTACGGCAGCGCTGGTGGCCAAGCTATGGGTGCGGCAGGCGGAGGCGCGATGAACGCGTACGGCGCAGCCTCACAAGGCGCTACAGGTGCGTATGGCGCGTTAGGCACTGGCACTTTTAATGCGCTAGGCGGATACGGTCAAGGCGCGTCTGAGGCGTTGATGGGTGGCGCTAACGCACGCGCATCGGGTTACATTGGTGGGGCTAACGCCATTACCGGCGGCATTAGCAATTTGAGCAATATGTATTATCAAAACCAATTACTAAACATGTTGGGTAACCGTAACAACCCTAACGTAGCCTTTGGTGGCGCACCTTAAGGATTAAGTCATGCCAATCAATCCAAATATTGCTTTAGGCGCACAACAACCCCAGCCTATTAACATGCTTGGGCAAATGGGTCAACTGTACGCTTTAAAAGGCGCCAAACAAGAGTTTGAAGGTAACGAAGCGTTTCGTGAAGCGTTTGCGTCCGGTGGCGATTTAAACGATCCAGCGTTTGTTAAGCAACTACGCATCGCTAACCCTAGATTGGCAATGGAAATTGAAGCTAAACATTTAGCTGGTCAAAAAACACAAACTGAAATTGGTCTTAAAAGAGTTGAATTTTTAGGCGCGGCGTATGGCGATCTGGTTAAAAATCCTACTATAGAAAACGCGTACAGCATATTTGATAACGCGGTTGCAATGGGGATAATGCCTAAGCAAGCCGCAGATACTCTACGGGCTAAAATAGATGCTACGGGCGGTGATCCCAAACGAATTGCTGCACTTGGACAAGCCGGTGTTGACGGATCTATCAACGCAAAAGACAAAATGTCTGATGCGACAACACAGCGCGGTCAAAACTTGTCGCATAGCGCATCAATGGCGGGCGTTGGAGCTACGTTGCGGGGGCAAGATTTAACGGATAGACGTATGCGCGAACAATTGCATCCGATTGAAACAGGTATGGGGCCGGGCACTTATCCGCAATTTGGCCCCAACGCGGGGGTTATTACCCCAATGACGCAAGCGCCTTGGCAACCACGCGGCGCGGCTGCGGCAACGCCAAGCATACAAGGCGGCGGGTTAGGTTCAGGTACGTATGGTATGGGTGGCGGGCCTAACACATTACCTGCAACAGTAGGCGCAACAGCGCCCGTTACAACTTCACCAAATATGATGTTGCAAAGAACGCAACCGCCTGCCGCAGCGCCTATAGGGTACACACAAGCTACGCCTAAACCACCAGCTTCAGTCGTAAACGTAAACACGCAAACAACGGCAAGCGAAGAAGCGCAAAAACAATTTATGCAGTCTATGCGCGTAACGTACGAGCAGCTAAAACAAGCACCTACTACGTTAGAAAATATTGAAAAAGCCAAAGCACTTGTGGCTACTGCCAAGGGTTTTATGGGCACGGGCGGCGAAACTATGCTTGAAGCTGCTAAGTTTATGAATAATAGACTTGGCACAAGTATTGACACCGCAGGTATTAAAAGCGCCGAAGAATTAAATTCACGTCTGTTCATGGGTATTATGGACAATTTGAAAAAGATGGACGCGCAGCCTTCGCAACAACAGCAAGCAGCCATGAAACAAGCGTTGGGTAATCTTGGAACAGACCCAAGCGCTATGAATTCTGTGCTTGATGTATTTGGTGATATTGTTCGTGGCAAAGTTGACATACACAACCAAGAAGCCATAGACGCTGAAGCGCGGGGTACTAAGTTTCCATATAACCCTGTAATTAAATTGCCGGAAAGATCATCCGGCGCAGCCGGAGCAGCGCCCATATACGCAACAAACGGCAAAGACAGAATTATGTCGACCGACGGCGGCAAAACTTGGAATCCAGCAGGAGCAAAATAATGGCACTTCCTGAAGGTTTTACGCTTGAGGCACCCGCAGCGCCAAGCATGACGTTGCCTAAAGGTTTTACGTTAGAACAAACCGCGCCAAGTAACGAAGGAATGCCCTCGCGGCGCAATTACGCCGCATCAGAAGTTCCTGTTGAGTTTGTTAAAAACATACCTAGCAGTGCAGGCGCTATGGCTAAAGGTCTTTACCATGCGGCCACGCATCCGGTAGACACCGCTAAGACGCTTACGCAAGCTGTCATTGGCGGCGTATACAACGTGTTGCCCGAAAGCGCACAAAACTATTGGAAAGAAGTTTCAGTAAACCCCGCGCTGTTGGAAGAAAACATAAAAATTGCCAACGCCATGGGCGGCATGTACAAAGATCGTTACGGCGATTGGGAAAAAATTAAACGCACGTTTGCAGAAGACCCTGTTGGTGCTGCGTCCGATTTATCTATGTTGTTTACCGGCGGCGCTATGGCTACCGCTAAAGTGCCAATGGTCGGGGCCGCGCTAAAAACAGCCGCGGCGGTAACTAACCCTTTGGCGCCTGTTGCGGCGGTAATTCAGCCAATTGCTAAAAAAGGTGCTGATGTTCTTAAAACGCAAGAACAATTAAACGCTGTGCGCGACGCAACATTACGCGCCGGCCAAGAACAAGGCTATCTAATTACGCCTGGTAGCGTGTCGCCTACAGGCTCCAATATTTTAGCTGAACGTGTTGCGGGCAAAACGCACCTTGAGCAATTAACGTCTGTACAAAACCAAGCTGTTACCGATAAGTTAGTCCGCCGCGCTGCTGGAATGGATGAAACCGCGCCGCTTACATCAGACGCAATGAAAGCAATCCGCGCTGAAGAGTACGTAAAAGGGTACGAACCTATAAAAAGTATAGGAAAGATTGCCACGGATGAAAACTATTTAAAAGATTTAGTTAACATCGAAGGTAAATACGTTGGCGCTGAACGATCGTTTCCTGGCGCTGTGCCCCCCGAAGTTGAAAAGTTAATTAAAACGTACACGGTCAGTGACTTTAACTCCGCCGACGCCGTTAACATAGCTAAAACTCTTAAAGAGCAAGCTAATGCAGCTTTTAAAACAGGTAATACTGAGATTGGCCATGCCAAACTTGATATTGTTAAAGCGCTAGAAGATCAGATTGGCCGCACATTAGCTACGCGCGGTACGCCCGAAGCGGCGGCGATGCTAGATCAATTTAAAGCATCGCGTCAACGCATGGCCATAAGCCATACGATTGAAGACGCTATTCGCGAAGGCGGCGGGTCGGTTGACGCCAAGCGTTTGGCCGCTGACATACAAAAAGGCAAATACATGACCGGCGATTTAGAAATCGCCGCTAAATTTGCCAATACGTTTCCGCGCGTAAGCCAATCACCAAGCACTATAGGCACGCCAGGCGCGGGCACTATGTTGCAAAACAGTCTTAGCGGGATAATGTCGGGCGGGTTGGGCGCCGGCGTTGGTTCACAATACGGGATTATTCCAGGTATTGCAGCCGCCGCCGTTCCAGTGTTACCGGCGGTTGTATCAGCGGGGATGCGCCAGCGTTTATTGTCCGCGGGTGGTCAAGCTGCTGCAATCCCTAATTACGGTCGATACGACAATTTGGCGCAGGGCATTATGAACCCTCAATTACGAAATTATTTATTGGGTATACAAGCAGGAAACGTACCTAGTCAGTTAAATAACTTAGCACCGAGGCCGTAATGGATTCACAAATGTTTTTTAACATTGCGATTGGCTTGGCGTCGTTTTTCGGTGGCTGGGTGCTGAACAACATCACCAAAGCGATTGATCGCTTGGATAACGACGTGCGTAAGATGCCGATGGTCTACATTAGCAAAGACGAGTACCATCGCGACATCGCCGAAATTAAAACCATGCTTGGCAAGATTTTTGACAAGCTTGACAATAAAATGGACAAGTAATGGCCACCGCTAGAAGGCCCGCAACAAGGGCTAGAAAAGCAGCGCCGCGCGACACAACAGATAAGATTCTTGACCTGATCAAGTGGGTGGACAACCCGTTCAAGCTTGTTTCGGTCATCCTACTGTCTACCATTGCCTTCACCGGATACTTTGCGTGGGATAGCCGTCAGGTCATCTTGGCTGCAATCAAGTCCAGCAACTCAATGCCACAACTAAAAGATCATGAACAGTTGCTTCCTCTGGCAAACGCTTTAGTTAAAGAAGTAAGCGCTATCGGTGTTGTGGTTAATAAGGTCAATCTTGCAACAAACAGCCGAACGACGGTATTAGCTATTGCGAACGGTGAGCGCAACCACAAGCTTGAAGGCTTGACGGTCAGCCTGTTTGCCGCCAGCCCTGAGCGCAATGCAGATGTAGTCTCAATGTTAAACAACGAAGTAGCGTGTAAGCCGTTTGAGTCATCTAGCCCCGTCGGTGAGTGGGCAAAGCTGATGGGCGTTACTTACATGTGCAGGGCTTCGATACCTAATGAAATCGGTAAGTTTGCTGGTTATGTTGCTGTAGGCTTTAAGTCTGAGCCACGGGACTTGATATCCGTTAAGACCCGAATGATATTAGCCGCATCGGAGATGGACAAATGAAAACAAAATGGGAAACATTTAAGGCTTGGTGTAGCGCCAAGTGGACAGCAACTAAAGCATGGTTTTCAAACGTGAGGTTCTAATATGTTACCGATAATGGATATCCTTGGCATCGGCATGAAGGTGCTAGACAAGTTTTTCCCTGATCCTGAACAAAAAGCAAAGGCTCAGCTAGAGCTAATGCAGATGCAACAGAACGGTGAGCTTGCTAAGATGCAAGCCGACATGCAAGAGCAAGGCGAGCTGACCAAGCGCCAAGAGAACGACATGAAGTCCGACTCATGGCTCTCCAAGAACATCCGCCCTATGACGCTTATAGCGATTCTGTCAGGCTATTTCACATTTGCCATGATGTCTGCCTTTGACATGGAAACAAACAAAGCGTATGTCGAGCTGCTCGGTCAATGGGGTATGCTTATTATGTCTTTCTACTTTGGTGGCAGGACGTTGGAAAAGATTATTGATATGAAAACTAAAGAAAAAGTCACTGAAGCGGAGATTAAAAATGCAAAGTAACTGGAATAAGTCGTTTGATTTAATGATCAAGAGCGAGGGTGGCTTTAGCGACGACCCCCGCGATGATGGCAACAAACTGCCCGACGGTCGCCCAGGCTCAACCATGTTGGGCGTCACGCAATACAACTGGGAAGCGTGGACAGGCCATCAGGTCACGCATGAGCAGATGAAGAAGCTTACGCCAGAAGACGTTAGACCATTCTACAAACGGAAATTCTGGGACATATGTCGTTGCGACGAGTTGCCATCACCCATTGACTATCTGGTGTTTGACATCGCGGTTAATGGTGGCCCAGGCCGTGCCGGTAAACTCTTGCAAGAGTGTGTTGGCGTGCCGGTTGATGGTGGTATCGGACCTATTACTTTGGCTGCCGTTGCCAAACAAGACGTAAACGAATTGATCGACAAGTTCTCGGCCGCCAAAGTGGACTTCTACTTGGGTCTAAACAATCCTGTTTATGAAACAGGTTGGTTAAACCGTGTCAAGCATGTGCGGACTGCCGCGCTTGGGATGGTGGACTCCAACCAAACTTAGCCCACGTCTTAGCGACGTCTGTTGCGGCTGACGGTACATACACCCAAGTTGGGTCGTCGATCAGGGGGCAGCGTAGTTTCATTTTTAGTCTCCTTCATACATCGGTCATAAAGATTGCACAAGGGTATGTGCTCGCACCTACAAATTTTGTCCGACTCTTGGACAAAAATCTTAATCAGGATCATCGGACAACTCCCTCTAGTCGATCTGCGACCAATTTAGCATAGCCCGCAATGTCAACCCAAGAATCGGCGTAGTTAGGATCGCCATTCAGGATGCGTGCAATTTTCTGCGCAATTACCTCAAGCGCTTCCTTTTGATCGGGGGCGAGTCTTGCCCAACCTTCTTCTTGTTTCATCATGTCTTTTATCGTTTGCGACATACTGGCTAAGTCTTTAAATAGACCATAACGGCGGCCGCGCTCCTCTAGTATGGTGTCTACGCCTTTAATTGGGTGCGCGTAGCCTTGGGCGTAATCGCGCGCTACGATGTCGGCAAGCGTTTCAATGTTCTTCATGGCTGTCGTGCCTCATTCATAATCTCGATACGTTCGCGGTCTGCGCGTAGCGCCGTGTAGCGCTGGTGCAACCGCTTTAGTATAGATGAGCGCCGTGCTGTTGCGCGTTCTTCGTTCAGTAGCTCTAAAACGGTTTGCTCGCTTAGGCTGTGTAGTTCGTTATTTAGGCTGCGCCAGGTTCTCAATTTTTTGCTCCAAGTCGTTAATGCGGTTGGTGACGTTAAATAGCGCGCGTTGAACGGCGTTAGCTTGGCGCTGCCGAATGGTTAGCTCAACCTTCGCGGCTTTCAGTTTGGCTTTGTAGAGTTCTAATCGTTTCATCATATTCCTTAATCATTTGTGCAATTTCAAGTTGTTCTTGCTGGGTAATCAATCCGGTGTTTAATATCTCAATTGCTCTTTCTAGTGTCATTTCAACGCCTCCATAGCAATATCAGACACGGCGCGCTTGTTGTGTAGCGCCGCCCAAATTTTCTCATCAACGGTTTTGTTGGTGAGCAACACGTACACCCACACGTCATGCTTCTGGCCCGAGCGGTGCAGACGCCCTACGGTTTGTTCGAACAATTCAAGACTCCAAGGCAGTGACAGAAAGACCATCCGGCAACCGCCGTGTTGCAAGTTAAGCCCATGTCCGGCTGACTTGGGGTGGACAAGAAGCAACTCCACCTCTCCCTTATTCCAGCGCTCGATAGCGCGGTCATCGTCAAGGGTAAGGGCGTGCTTATAGCGGCGCTTGAGCTCGGCGAGCTCTTCCTTGTACGTGTACGCGATGATTGTGTTGGCATGTTGGTTCTCCTGTATTAGATCGTCGAGTAGTTCAAACTTGTGGCGGCTAAACCAGATAGGCGTCTGCGTTGTCACAAACTTGCCTGGTGCTAACGGGTTGGGTTTGACTGACGTGTCGTACACAAACCCCGACGCCATTTGTTGCAGCTTGCCTGTCACGACTGCGGCGTTCACAGCCTCGATTTGCGTGTCGCCATACTGCAACACAAAATCTTTTTTCATTTGGTTGTATTCGGTCATCGGCATATCGCAGCGCAACTCGACCATGTGACAAGGGGGCAGCTTGTCTGCGTACTCACCAGGCTCAAGCAAGTAGGTCGCTGGGCGAATGACGTCCATGACCATCTTAAGCGACCCAGGCCGTGGTGCCCACTCGCCATACTCGGGATTCATCAGCACAAAATACTTCTGCATGAACGCGCCTTTGCTGCGCCCGAGTAACGATTGATCGACAATCTTGCACTGGCCGAACACGTCTTCTAGGCCGTTCGAGGTAAACGATCCAGTCAGGCCCCAACGAATACGCATCTTGTCGATGATCTTAAAGAGCGCCTTGAATCGTGCGCCTGACGGGTTCTTAAGCCTTGTCAGTTCGTCAAACACCACGCCATCAAAGTCCAATTCTTGCTTGGCTAACCATTGCAGATTGTCGTAGTTGGTGACAACCACATCGGCCGTAAGTGCTGCTAACCGTTGCTTAGGTGTGCCGACCGCCACCGCAATGTTAAGCTTAGGCGCCCACTTAGGCGCTTCGACTGGCCAGACGTCGGTCGCCACACGCTTAGGCGCCAACACCAGCCACCGGTGCACGAAGCCCTTGTCAAGCGCGTCTTGCATGGCCGTCAACGTAATCGCCGTCTTACCTGCGCCCACGGGCGCTAACACCATTGCACGATCATGCGCGTACAGGAAGTCAGCGGCTTCGTTCTGATAGGGCCTTAATGAAATCATCAATCTGTTCCTTAGTCCATAGACAACTGTAGTTTTGTTTAAGTCTTACCATTTCCGCGGCGAATAACTTTTGGAGTGGTGAAAGCCTGCCACCCTTGGTCTTCAACTCCACGAACCACGTCTGCCCATCGGGCAGGCACGCTATACGATCGGCGACGCCCCGATGCGATGGCGATGTAAACTTGTAAGTGATGCCACCGACCATTTCGACCGACCATTTGAAGTACGCCTCGATTTCTGATTCACGCATAAAAAGTATTTGACAACAAAAACAAAATGATGTCAAATACAAATTCACAACAGGAGACTACACTATGAACACACCCGCTTTCCCCACTTGGTCTGCTAAGGATGTCGTCCAAGGCATGACATTACGCGATTTCTTTGCCACAGCCGCCTTGCAAGGCCTTCTTGCAGTGAACCCGCCTCTTGCCCCTAAAAATGTTGTTGACGCCGCGTATGAGTACGCCGACTTGATGATGGAGCGCCGCGATGCTGCATAGTTCAATCGTAGGCGGCTCGACCGCCAAGCGCGTCATGGCGTGCCCCGCTTCCGTTAACTTATGCGCCAAGATGCCGCCTAGACCATCTAGCGTACACGCTGACCGTGGCACGCTACTGCATGACGCAATTGCTATGCTCTTAGATGGTAAAGTCGAGCGCGTAATCGGCATGGAATACAATGGAATCATACTCACGCAGGAGCTTTACGATGACAAGATTGCCGTTGCACTTGCTGCACTTGACGAGATTGATCCTGACAAGCGTATGGAGTTTGCTGTGGAGAGCCGCGTGGGTTTTGGCGATCTCCTGCCTGGGGTGTTTGGTTCTGCTGATCTGCTTGGTCGGATTGGTAGTCGGGCCATTGTTTTGGATTGGAAGTTTGGTGATGGTGTGGTGGTTGATGCAGTAGAGAACGCCCAAGGGATGTTCTACTCAGCCGCCGCCATGCGTACGCCTGATACGCAATGGGTGTTTAACGGCGCAACAGAAATCGAAATCATCATTGTGCAACCCCCTATGATGCGCCGTTGGATCACAACACCCGAGCGCATTGCGAAATTTGAGCGTGATCTGGTATTAGCTGTCAAAGCATCGCAGCGCCCCGAGGCAGACTTTAACGCGGGCGACCACTGCCGGTGGTGTGCGGCCAAGCCCGTGTGCCCCAAGATGACAGGCGAAGTTGATCGTTTTATGAAGACAAGCTTGCAGACCATTGACGCAACACAGATTGGTCATTACTTGCAACAAGCCGATCAGATTGAAGACTTTATTAAGTCTGTGCGTGAGATGGCGTTTACCATGCTTGAGAACGATGTCCCAGTGTCTGGCTACAAGTTGGTTGCCAAGCGTGGCACACGTCAATGGGCTAACGAAGACGACGCAATAAAATTTTTAGGTGACAAAGCTTTTGAAAGTAAGCTAATATCTGTCGCTCAGGCCGAGAAGTTGGTCGGCAAAAAGAATTTCCCGCAGGAACTAGCTGTATCGGTTTCATCGGGCAATACGCTGGCAAACGAGGATGATCCTCGCCCAGCAATCTTGAACCTCTCAAAGGTTCTATCTAAACTTAAGGTAATCTAAAATGTCTAATATCGCAACTTTTAAATCCGCAAACCTCCCCGCTGTTTCGTCACTCTCTCAGTCGCTTCGCGCGCTTGAGCAAGACGTGGGCACGCCTGGCTCGGTCATCATTAAGATGGACAAGACAGGCCATTGGGTATTTGGTGCAGACCAGACCGAAGCCGAAGACGACGCTCGTTGGGCGATCAATCCTTTCTCATTTGTTCACGGCTTTATTGCTTGGGGCGAGGGTGAAGTTCTCGGCGAAAAAATGGTGTCGGTGTCCGAGCCGTTGCCTGAGCTTGACTCACCGCCTCCTGGTGCCAAACGCGGTTGGGAAACGCAAGTCGGTATGTCGCTTAAGTGTGTCTCCGGCGAAGACGAAGGGATGGAAGCGCGTTACACCGTGACTTCCGTCGGCGGTAAGCGTTCGGTGCAAGCGTTGGCGGTCGCCATCGCAAACCAAGTCGATGTTGACCAAAGCAAGCCTGTGCCTGTTGTGTTGCTCAAAAAGGAACATTATCAGCACAAGAGCTATGGTCGCATCTACACGCCAGTCTTTGAGATTGTCGAGTGGGTTGGCATGGACGGCGAAGTAACAGAGCCCGCAGTAGCGGAAGCTGAAGCAGCACCCGCACGTCGTCGTAGAGGTGCCGCATGATTGACTTGACCCTTTCAATTGAGCAAGTCAATGTAATTATGGGTATGCTTGGCCGCCAACCTTACGAACAGGTCGAAGGCCTGATCGCTGAGATTCGCGCTCAAGCTATCCCACAATTGCCAAAGACAGAAGAGTAAGGTTCAGGGGCGGTTAGGCAAGCATTCAAGGATGTCGTAAGTGCGTGTTTTTTTTGCCTTCCCGCGCACAGCTAGTAACGACCAAATTGACGCCCCGCCTACACACTATGATAAATCCAATTTTCTTTGCCGCGGCCATAGTTAGTGCCATTTGTGCAATTTTTGCGCCTGTCGGATTTAATATCGCGTTTGCTTGGTGCGCGTATATGTATTTTAGAATGAGCCAAGAATGATCCTTTGGTGCGACTTTGAAACCCGTAGCCATTGCGACCTAAAGAAGCACGGCGTCTACAATTACGCGCAGGACGGCACAACAGACGTGCTTTGTATGTCGTATGCGTTTGACGATGAAGACGTGCGTACTTGGACGCCCGATCAACCATTCCCCGAAGATGTCCGGCACCACACGGGCGAGATACGCGCGCATAACGCAACCTTTGAGCGCCTGATCTTCTGGTATGTACTCAATGTACAGTTCGACTTAGAGCAATTCTACTGCACCGCAGCACAAGCCCGTGCCAACTGTGCCCCAGGCTCACTTGAGGACGTGGGTCGCTTTGCAGGGGCAAGCATGAAGAAAGATCACCGCGGCGCGCAACTTATCCGTGCGCTGTGCGTGCCGCCGTTTAAGAACGACCCTGCACTTATGACCGAACTCGTGCAATACTGTGAGCAGGACGTGCGTGCCATGCGTGCGATTAGCTTAGGTATGCGCCCCCTCTCACCGGATGAGCTAGGAGATTATCATGTCAACGAACGAATCAACGACCGTGGCGTCTTGGTGGACGTGCATCTTGCCACAGCAGCCGTTGGATATGCGGCACAAGAGCTCGAAGATATACAGTCCATTGTCCGATCCGTCACCGATGGCGCGATCACGTCAGTCCGGTCGCCGAAAATGCGCGAGTGGGTCAAAGAAAGGGTCGGCCAAGACGCGTTAAAACTTATGGAGGTTGAAGATGGTAAGTACAGCATCGACAAAACGGTTCGTGCGAACCTACTCGCAATGGACGACCCCGAGCAAGTACCGCCCGACGTGGCCGAAGTCATACAGTGCGCCGATGACCTTTGGGCGTCGTCGGTTGCGAAGTTCAGCCGCCTTAAAGACTTGGCGGACATTGAAGACCACCGCGTCCGCGGAGCGTTCGTTTTTGCGGGCGGTAGCGCAACAGGCCGAGCATCAAGCTATGGCGCCCAAGTCCATAATTTCACTCGTCGATGCGCAGACGACCCAGATGCGGTACGACAAGCAATGGTCAGAGGACATGACATCGTCCCCAAGTACGGCAAACGAATTACAGACGTACTCAAGGGAATGCTTCGACCTTCAATCATTCCAGCCAAAGGTAAAGCATTAGTTGTTGCTGACTGGTCGTCTATTGAAGCGCGCATGAATCCGTGGCTGTCCAACTGCGTAGCGGGCAACGCTAAACTTGACTTGTTTCGCCGTGGCGAGGATGTGTATGTCGCTAACGCACGCGCAACCTTTCACACCCAAGAGATCAGCAAAGATCAACGCCAGATTGGTAAGGTTCAAGAGCTCGCTTGTGGGTTCGCCGGTGGCGTGGGTGCCTTTGCTGCAATGGGTCGCGCCTACGGTATTCACTTACCCGAGTCGGACGCGCGGCGCATGGTAGACGCTTGGCGTCGTGCCAATCAGTGGTCGGTGCCCTACTGGCAAAAGCTTGAAGAAGCGTACACCCGTGCTATGCGAAATAAAGGTTATGAATTTAGCGCAGGACGCGTGACGTACCTGTTTGATGGCACGCACTTATGGTACGCTTTACCTTCGGGACGCGTTCTGTGTTACCCGTTCGCCAAACTTGATAATGACGGTGTTACTTATGCCAAAGCCGCTTGGAAGCCTGCCGCCGACGCCACAGAGTGGCCACGCGCTAGGCTCTGGAAAGGACTCGCTTGCGAGAATATCACCCAAGCCGCAGCCAACGACGTACTACGCTACGCACTGCGTGAGCTACCAGACGCAGTACTTCATGTACATGACGAAATCGTACTCGAAGTCGAAGATCCCGAAACAGCTATGCTTGAATTGGAGCGTGTGATGTGCACGCCTCCCGCTTGGTGCCCTGATCTTCCGTTGGGCGTTGAAGCGCAGATTATGACCAGATACGGTAAGTAAAAAAAAGCCCGCCGGACTAGGGCGGGCTAACAAGGAGTATTACATGAACTTTTTTGAGTATATAACAAACTTAGCCCCAGAGGGCGAAACCGTACTTTTTGTGCGTCAAAAGCCACAGTTAAAGAATGGCGAGTACCAGTTTCACGCCGATGGTGCGATCAAGTGCACTTGGCCGGCTTACTTGCCTGAAAAATACAACGGTCAAGGTGCGTGGTACGCCAATACGGCTATGTTTATCGTGAGCCGTTTTAAAGACGGGCACCCGTCTGCGTCTATCGCTAACTGCGAGCGTGTCGGTTTCCTAGTGCTAGACGACGTCGGCACCAAGTCCAAGCTGCCCCCGATTGAGCCCACTTGGAAGATCGAAACCTCTCCCGACAACTACCAATGGGGCTACACTTTTGCGTTGGACGATCACCCGACCGTTGATGAGTTTACCGCCGCCATCAAGGCAATTGCAGAGGCCGGTTACACCGACCCAGGGGCTACGAACGCCGTGCGTAATTTTCGGCTCCCCGAGTCAGTCAACCTAAAGCCTGGGCGTGAGAACTTCGCCGCACGCTTAACCGAGTTTCACCCGACGCGTGAATTCAGTCTCGCCCAGATATGCGAGGCGTTAGCTGTCACCCCCGCCCCGATCGAGAACGCACGCTTTACACCCATACGCGTCGCAGACGATGGTAATGATGATGTCGTGATCTGGCTAAGCTCGAATAAGCTTGTGCTCTCACGCCCCAACCCCGAGGGTTGGATGGGGGTAGTCTGCCCCAACAACGCCGAGCATACCGACGGTAACCCCGAGGGTCGTTACAACCCCTCGATGCGCGCCTACTGCTGTCTGCATTCGCATTGCCTAGACTTCGACTCGCAGACCTTCCTACAATGGGTGGGCGATCAAGGCGGCCCGCAACACACCCCAGGCCTCAGAGACGAATTACTCGCTTCTATGATGACGGGCGCGCTATCCAAATTGCAGCCTACCGAGGCCTTCCCCGACCGTGCCGCTGAGATTGTCGCGCAAGTCGAGCGCAAACAACTCGGACGCATCGAAAAGGCCGAGTGGTTTACTCGTTTTGCTTACATCCAGAACGACGACAGTTATTTTGATATGGTCGAGCGCCGCGAAGTGTCACGCTCAAGCTTTAACGCGATTTTTCGCCATATAGACTGCAAGAGTATCAATAACGCCAAGCGCCGTATTGAAGCTTCCGTATCATTTGACGAAAACCGAAACCAGTGCGGCGCCCCCTCCCTTGTGGGCGTGACCTTCGCTGCCGGCGATAACGTGATCGTCGAGCGCAACGGCCTAACCTACGGTAACCGGTGGCGTGATTTGCGCCCTGCGGCCGCGGCGGCCGATGTCACCCCGTGGCTCGAACACTGTAAGCGCTTGGTGCCCGACCCTGCCGAGCTCAAGCATATATTCGATGTAATGGCGTTTACCCTACGCAACCCTAAAATCAAGCTTAATCACGCCGTCCTACATGGCGGGCATCAGGGCTCGGGTAAGGATTCGATGTGGGCGCCCTTGTTTTGGGGTATCCGTGGCGTTAATGATGAGAACGTGCGAATTATGACGGCCGCGCAGTTGTTTAGTCAATTCCATTATCAGCTTGAAACCGAAATCTTAGTCTTAAACGAATTACGCGAGCCCGAGGCGCGCGAACGCCGAGCGCTTGCCAATATGCTTAAGCCCATAATTGCAGCACCCCCCGACACCCTGACGGTCAATCGCAAGGGTTTGCACCCTTTCGATATGCCAAACCGCTTGTTTGTACTGGCCTTTTCGAACGACAGGGTAAGCATTACCCTAGACTCGGACGACCGCCGCTGGTTTTGCGTGTGGTCTAACGCCCCCAAGATGGAGCCCGAGGAAAGCGCGCGTCTATGGGCGTGGTATGGCGCCGGCGGGTTGGCCGCGTGCACTGCGTGGCTTTATGCGCGGGACGTAAGCGCTTTTAATCCGGCCGCCTCCCCTCCCGTGACGGACTTTAAGCGCAGCATGATCGAACAGGGTATGAGTAGCGCCGAGGCGTGGCTATACTCGCAGATATGCGAGCGTCAGGGCGAATTTGCCCGCGGCGTGATAGCAGGGCCCTTCCAAGCGCTTTGCGCGCGTTTGGCGGGCTCCGCCCCTTTAGGTGTCAAAACGCCGCCGGCCGCGCTTATGCACGCGTTACAAGAGGCCGAGTGGGTAGACTGCGGACGGGTAATGTCAACGGAATTGACAACGAAAAAGCATATATTCGCGGCGCCCGATATGGCGCGACAGTACACTAAGTCCGATTTGCGGCGCATGGTAGAGACACCTGCGCCGCCCAAGATAGTAAAAACGGCCTAGAAGGCCGTTTTATTACAGGTCGAAGGTTAGAATCATTAGCAGCACGACGGCCGCGATTATTAGGGACGCCATGCGCTTAGCGCCTCCGCGAAAATTGGATGCACGTTATCCCAATAGGCGCCTATATCGCGCGGGTATAGCGGGCGCAGTGTGCGGGATTCATCCATTGAGCGCGCGTAGACGTACCCGCTTTTCTGGTCGTATGAGTCGACGGTATACGGCCGGTTTTTAACGTGCACAACGTCCCCATGCTGTACGGGTTTGCCATTAGTGTATTTAATCATTCTGTCACCTCAGCTATGCGATAATCTTCGGGGTTATAACTGTCAATATGCTTTTCTTTATACGCTTGTTTTAACTCGGATAAATAAAGGTCGAGCTCTTCCTGCGCCTCTTCAAGAGTGTTAAATGCGAGCGGGTACCCGTCCTCATCGGTCGAGCAATTCACCCAACCGGTCACGAACGTATCGGTTTCAATTACATACTTAATCATTTTGTGAGCTCCAATAGTTGTAATTCAATATCGCAAATTAGCGCGTTATAGGCGTCGCTGTCGTCGTCTAACCCTTGCGACAGGCGGTATTCGTCAATTACGCGCAGCGCGGCGCTTATGGCCGCTATATCGCTTTTAGGCGGAGGGTTTTCTTTTATTGATGCATAGCCCTGCGCGTAAGCTTCGCGCGCAGTGGCGCCGAATATATTCATTAAAGGTTTACCCTGTAACGCATCGCGCCGGCCCTGGCGCCTGGCGATGGCCTGTTTTATCTCAGAAGTATTCATGCTTTAGGCTTCAATACGATTTTTAGGAATTGAATAACTTTATCCGCGTCAAAATCGGACGCGTCAGGGTTTTCTAACAGCGCTAGCGCGCGCTCGCAGCCTAAGCGAAAGGCCGCGTATTGTGCAAGTAATTCCAATTGATGATTAGTCATGTCCGGCCCCTAATGTCTAAATTCTCTTCATTTAATAACTCATAGGCGGCAAACCCGTTCCATCCGGCATATGCTTTTATAAACCCGTAGCGGTCCGAAACCCTGACAACGGCATAGCCGTCGTCCCTCGATTCAATCTCAATACATAGCATGTCGTATCCCCTAAAGTTAAATAGTGCAACAACCACAGCATGGCGCATCGATGCACCGGCCGCGCGCGTTACGGTAAAACGTACTGGCCTTGTCGCCGTCAAATAGCGTTATGCTTTCCGATCGATTCTCGGCCACTAGCACGGCGCGCTTTTTTGCTTTGCTATAGTCGATCAAGTCGCCGGCGCTAAACGGCCGGCCCGTGGCCGAGCATACGCCGGCATATTTTGCATTCATTCTCATTACATTTTGCTCCGATAGAATTTAATGGCCGCTTCGGCCTTTTAGTGCCCGTACCGTGCGCGGGAAAACCGATAACGGCCTTGCGGTCCTCAATAGCGCACAAACCGCACGTTTTGCACGTCACATCGTCTCGGATAGTGGCCGGGCAAATAACCACACGTCGGCCGGCCGGCGTCGTCGTGTTTTCGGTTTGCGTAGAATCTAGCACCACTACTACAGGACCTATTTCGAGATCTGCAAGCGTGTCGGCGTGCTCTAGCGTGTTAGCGCTTAAATTGACAGTAAAACCCCAGTCATTACAACCCTTGATATATTTCGCATTGTCGCCTAGTGTGGGCTCGCAGTGGGTATATGCAATAACGCGCTTGCCAATATTGGCTTGGACCAAGTGCCCAAGCGCTTCGCCGTCTATATGGCCGGCCTGATTAGGTAAATCGCCAGCTTGGCCGTACCGCCATAGTGTGCCGGCCGGTAACGCTTCAATCGCATTGCAAAACGTGGGCCAATCGGTTCCGGCCGTGCCATTGTCTACGCGGTTCCACAAAAAATTCAGGCCGTAATTTTCAGCATAGCAGCCGGCCTTTTTAAACGGGCACACGTCGGGACACGTTTTGCGAGACGTCGTGCTAACGGGGATTGGTCCCGTTTTGGCGTTAGTGCTTTTAGGCGTGAGATGGACTTGGTATTGATTAACGCAAGAATATTTGAGCATAATTTACCTTAAGTTTAATTTAGAGGAAACAAGCGGCGACAATGGCCGCGCCGAAAAGTACTATCGCGATAATTTCGTCGATCATAATGAAATAGCATTTTCAAAGTCCGGCTTTTCGCCGTTATAGTATGCAATGCGAAACGAGTGAAATCCGGCCGCGCTAGCGGCCGTTTTAACCGCTTCAATATCAGCTAGTGTTTTGCACTGCGTGCTAAGTAAGTCCTCGCAGTAAGCGCGGGTTTCGCCGGCCGGTAAACCGTAAATTAAAATCTCAGTCATTTTGGGCTCCAAGTAATGGCCGCTCGCGCGGCCTTTTAGGTTTAGATAATGAAGTGAGGGTTGGAAGTCAGCTCATACGCGAGCGCTAATCTGACTAGCACCTCTTGTTGCGAGGGTTTGCGCGCGGCGCGGTACAGGCCGGAAATCACACGCGCGGCGCTGTCGTTGTTGCCGCTGTTAGCGTGTTTGAGGGCTACTGCTACAATCTTGAATTGCTGTTTGTTTAGCATTTTTTGAGCTCCAATTAGTTAACTAACAACTGCAGTGTAAACTAATGTTTTACAGTTCGCAAGCTTATGTACAATAATTATTTACATCATAAACTGTAAACCAATAGTTTGCGGCTATGCTATGGATCAGCGCGAAATAGTCACGGTCTAAGCTATC